CTTTTGCTTTCCTTGCTTTTTCGTCTGCAATCTTTCTTTCTTTTTCTGCCAGAGCTTTTTGTTCTGCCAATTTAGCTTCTTGTTTCTTGCGCTCTTCGGCTAAAGCCGCATCTTTTTCAGCCTTTGCTTTGCGTTCCTGCGCTTCACGTTCTTTCTTAGCTTTTAATTCTGCCTGTTTTTTATCAGCTTCAACCTTTTCTCTTTCAGCTTTTAAGGTTTTCTCTTTTTCCGCAGCTTCTTTTTTTAATCTTTCATTTTCAAGATTAATACGCTGTCTTTCTTTTGCATCTGCTTTTTCTTTTGCTATCCGAGCAGCTTCCTCTTTTTTCTGCCTTTCTTTAGCCTCTTTATATTCAACTTCAAGCCCTTTAATTACTGCGTTCCAAGTAGCATCTTCCATATTCAACAAGTCAATACCTTCCCCTGAATGTTCAATTTTTCCAAGCTGATTTAGTCTTAAAAGTTTTCTTTTCTCTTTTTTAGCAAATTCTATTCTTTCAAAATGAGTTTCAATTTCTTTAAGCCTATCCTCAACCTGGTTAGATATTTCAAGTTGTTTATTTTTCCAAGCATCAACAAACCTACCACCTGCCAAATAAAAGGCTTTCATTACTTTATGTATTCTACCAGTATCAGTTCTGACTTTAACAAATCTTAGCCGGAGTTCTTTTGCTTCACTTGCAACTTCTTCTGATATTTCCTTTTGAACAAGTAAATCATATTCCGGTTTTAATTCGTTCAGTTGTTCAATAGATGGTGCAAATGCCAACTCAATCTCTTTGCCTTTTGATTGCTCTAATCCAAAATCTTCTGCTTTTACTTCTATAACATTCATGTTTTCGTTTTTCATTTCAACCTCTCTGTTATTTCTGCAAGTTCTTTGCAGAATATGTTTAATGCTATTTTTAGTTTGTTATGAAATATCTTGTTTGGTTCTACTATTATATGCAATGGTTTCATATCCGGCACATATGAGAAAAAGTGCCAACACTCAAAACCTGTGATATATAGTGAACTTTGCACCTGCACAAAATATTCTGTCGGTAGTTTATTTTTTCTTAATCTTTTTATTTGAGTATGATCTTCAGGATTTTTAAACTCAGTCCCTTGTTTTTTACCTTTAATTATCCCATCAGGAGAGCAGAGAAATAATTTTTTATCGTTTTTATAAATTATTCCAACTTGCTCAACTTCTAAATCGGTATGAAATTCAAAGTTACTTCTACTTTCATTCTCCCTTTCATTTCCAACATTCATTGCATCACTTTTAAAACTCTTAGCTTTTCTTCCTGTAATTATTTCAGCTGCAAGCCTATTCATATAACCATCTCTCTGTATTGATTTCCCCCCAGTAGCAGTAATTATTTTATTTATATTTGAAGCGGACACTTTTCCTAATTTCTCATTATGCCATTCAGGACTTCCCTGGATTATATCTCTAAGGATAATCATTTTTTTCCCTTATTTTTTAAAGCTGTTATAGCCTTATTAAAATCTTCTTTAGGTAATCTATTTAAAGCTTCAACTCCCATTGCTTTACAAAATTTACTTAGATTAGAATTTGTTGATCTAACCCACTCCATAATTATAGCTTCTTCTTTTTCTGTGATATATTCAATTGGACCTTTACCATCATCATCTTGGTCTTCAGCCGCTAATCCAGTTAAAGCCATAATTGTGTATCTTTGCAAGTAAGTTACTGTTGAGCCTATCCCCTGAATATCGTTTTTACCGCCCGATTTATCTGCCTGAGCTATTAATGTTGTTTCTTCGCTATGACCTAAGATGTGTGTTATCCGGCAAGTAACAGAGATTGATCCATTCTGCTTAGTTTCCCATGAGGCTGATAATCCATGTTTACTCAACTCTGTGTTAATTTTTTCAGTTACATGAGCTAGAGTAGCGTGCTTATAGCTTGTTGTTCCAGAATTAGTTTGATAACTAACCTTTTTATCTTTTTCAATCTTAGGCGGATTAGCTTTAAATTCAGCCATTGCCTGGACATAAGCTTTCTTAGCTTCATTAGCATCCCACTTCATCTGTAAATCCATTAATTTTTCAAGCTTCTCTAAATTTGCACCTTTATCAATAGCAATATTCAAAAGCATTGCAGGTGTTGTTACCTTGCTTGCCTGTATTTCATTTTTATCAACTACTCCCATTTCTTTCTTCATCTTACCCCTCTCATTCGTCATATACATTAATATCATCAATAACCACTGCTACTGCGGCGCTAATCTCATTGGTAATATCTACATCCTCTCCTTTTTGAAGTTTTCTTTCCACCCATCTTTTTTTAACATTTTCAGATCTTTCTATAAACTGGCAATTATTAAACTCGTAATTTCCATCATTATTTATTCTATCTATAGTCGCACATTTCATTCCACTCGCTTTATCTCTAAACCACAATCTCTTTATTTCTTCCATTGTAAGTAAAAATTTAATTCCTCTTCCTCCATATCTAGAAAAAGCTATGTGTTTATGATTAGTACACCTTTGTTGTGCAGAAGAATAATGTTTCCTCCATGGGTTTGTTTCCATGTATTTTTTTTTAGAAATAAAAACTTTCTCTTTATTATTTTTTATATATTTATATCTACTTTTCCTGATAGCTTGTTTATTTTTTCTATGCCACTCAGCTTTTCTTTCTTTATTATTATCTCTATAAATTTTTATTTTCTCTTGATTATTTTTATACCATTCACGCTTTTGTTGTAAATATTTTTCTCTATTCTCTATCCTCCAGTTAATTTGGTGTAAACGCTTATACTCTCTTACTTGCTCTTTGTCTTTCCAATCCATACTCACCTCGCATAAAAAAAGGCAACTTTCAGCGAGCTTAGAGAAAGAGGTTAATCTTTCAACGCCTACGGTTGCCTTATTTTTGCACATAAAAAAATCCTCTTTTCTCTAAGCTAATTAAAGTATATCATTTTTTATAAAACTGTCAATATTATTCTTCACTTAAGTTTAATTCCAAAACTTTCATCCCAACTACTGCTTTAATTTCATTGGTTATTTCTACATCCTCTCCCTCTTCGTTTTCTACATACTCAATCTCATAATCGTTTATAAATATTCTTTCAACCCCTCTCTTTCCGTCTGCATCATCCCCATAATTCGTATAAACGCTGTATTCAATCTCAACCTTTACTGTATATTCTTTATCATCAACTTCTATTTGAAATGTTTTAAATGTTGTCATTGTTCTCCTTTCCTTGTCAAACAAACAATTCTCCGTCTACACTCTTAATCCCTGATTTACAAGTATCATTAAGTTTTTTTAATTCCTCAGCTATTTGCCTAATTGCCTGTTGCAGTGATGCGATAGCCATATCCTTATTAGCATTATCACAGATTAAAGCAATGTTCTGTATCTGCATTTCATTAATCTGTTTTTCTGTCATACCACCCCTCCAGCATCTTGAATTTCCTTAATTTCTTTTTTAAGTTTATCTGAGATTTCTTGTAATTCCTTTGTTGCTGATGCTGATAAATCTTCAAATTCAAAGATTTCATTTATCCTTATTATCCGGTTAAGTTTTTCTTTTATTTCGTACTTTGTCATAATATTCCCTTTTTTAAAAAAATGTGCTGCTATTAAAAATATCGCCAACTCAATAATAACAACAAAAATTGGAATTTTAAAATTTGTCATTTTTTCTCCATTTTTATTTTTTTACCACCACTTAAGTAGCGTTTACAGTTTGGACACGCTTTTGGTTTATCTGTCCTGGGTGTCCACTTATACTTACAAAATTTACAAATCACTTTCTCACCTCCTTTTAAAAACAACTCAATATTCCTTTGAAAAAAAAGTATTCTTTGTATGTTAGCAAATCAGAAAATACTACAAAACAAAGCAATCCTAAAAACCCTAAAGTAGTAAATATTCTTAGATATAATTCTGATATTTTCATTCTGATATACTTCCGTTTTCTGCCCTTTTTCAAAGCTATCTCCTTCCTTTTGTAAACTTATGCTAATTTTTTTAATTTTGATTTTCCCATATTTCATAATCCGTAATTGTTTTAAATCCTATAAATCCACCATCAACTTCAATAATTTTTGCTGCTCCGGGCATTTCGTTTTCAGCCTCCTCAAATGTATTTACCTGCACAAATTCATGTCCCATTTTTACCCCCTGTATGTTGTGTATCCATTATCTATTAATAGTTTTTTTGTCCGCATAAAATGAGACCTCTTAATCGGATCAATATTAATTGACTTATCATCTTTTTCAATACTTAAATATCCAGCTAATAGGTATATTCTTACTGAGTTTCCTTTGCTCCAAACTTTTCCGTTTACAAATTTATTTACTTTTTCTGCTATCTCAAGTCTTGCTTTTAGTATTTCGTTCATCTTGCATCTCCTTGCCTCTCGGCGTTAATGATTGTCTTTGTGTTCCCCATATTTAAATAATATCATATTATTATTATTATGTCAAGAGGAAAAGTAAACTTTTTTTAAAATAATTTTTCTCAGTCGGTAAACGCTATAAAATGCAATAAATATTTAGCAGTAAAATAGAAAAAGGACGACTCACGAGAGCCGCCCTTCGGGGGAAGAAGTCCAGAGTGGTACTGGACGATAAAATATTATTTCTTTTGAATAGTTAACTTTCTACTTCGACAATTAGCGGATCTGAAAAATTTAGATCTGCTATGTCATGTCCATATTGTTGCGCTGCAACTTTAAAACAATGTCGATAATCGCTGTCCATGCTCAATCCCACAATACTCGCATTTGCCAACTCGCCTTCATAAACAATATTACTTTCTGCAGGTGTAAATTCTCCATCGCTGTCGCCATCATCCGAATGGCAGACTATATAACTTTTAGCTCCGCTAACCTCATCCCAACTCAACGAAAATCCATTGCTTAGGTACGACTCTAAATATATATATGCCGGCGCAACCAATGCAGTTATTTGCTTATTGGCATTTGCCGACGCTGACTGTTGTCCATCAGCTAATACCACCCAAACATAAACATCAAATTCCGGCCATGGGCCACCGAGCGCGACTATTTGCGCCCAAGTCAATTCTGCTGCAGGTGCAGAATCTGCCTCTATTGAGATATGCGCTATCTCATCTCCATCAACTCTAAACGAAACGAAATAATCAATCGCACCATCATAAGCGTTCCATGTCGCTTCAATGCCATCTCCGTCTGCAGTTACTGCCAATCCGGTAGGAGCTATCAATACAGTCACGGTGTCTTCTTGCGCCTCTGCGGTTTGGATAATACCAGAAGAATTATACGGTGTTATTTTTATATCAATTTCATCAGCTGTTGCGCTAAAATCATAAGTGTGAGCTGTGAATGTGTCTTCCAAAATAGCATAGCCTGACCCTTCGTCAATTTCAATGCGTACACTTGGTGCCGAACCTGCCCAAGTCAAGTGAAAATTATGCCCCGAGCTATCATCCTCTGTGTATTCGCTATTAAAACTTAACAGCAATGCCGGCGTTCCTGTGACAGATCCAAGTGCAGGTGCTGTGCCCGGATCTGCATATATATCATCATCAATAATTGATCCTGCAATTCTAATCGCGTCGCGACCTTGCGGTTTGATAGAATTTACACGCACAAAAAGTGGCTCGTCTGCTGCCGTACCAAAAATCCAACGAGTAGCATCAAGATCATCATCTTGCATTGTGTTCAGCACCGCAATCAGCCCTT